CCTCCATGCCGGTCTGCTTGCGCATGGCGGCACGAGCAGCGCCCACGGTCGTGACGGAGATGTCGCCGCCTGAACCAGCCAGGTTGCCGTGGTTGGAGTGGAACAGAGCGGTGCCATCCTGCAGGGCAGCGTTGTCCACGATAATCGCCCAGACGATGTCCGACTCAAGGTCAGCCGCCGCACGCCCAAACAGCTGGGGGATGCGGATAAGGGCGTCCATGTCATCGTTGATGATGGTCTGGCGGGTGAAGGGCAGGATCTTGCCGTAGGTTGCCAGCGAGTAGGTTTCCTTCTCGTCGGTCACCTTGCCGTACTTGAACTCGCCGTTCTCCTTCACTTCCTCGAGCGCGGGGGCGCCGGACATGCGCACCCGGTTGATCGCCCGGAAGTCGCTTGCCGTGGACTGACGGAACACACCCACGAATGTGCGCGGGGCACTTTCGTAGCCGCTCAGCAGGGTGCGGTTGAACACCGAGCCTGCAATGTTCGCCAGGTCCGAGGTGGACAGCGCACGGGTAGCGATGTCGTGGGGCGACATGCCGCGGGTGTTCACGCCGTTACGCTCGAGCAGTTCTTCGCTCAGGCGCAGCAGGGACATGCCGGCAAACTCGCGAGACTGGTCGGTGTGCTGCTCCACGCCACCACGCGCCAGCAATGCTGTGGCGGCGGCTTGACGCATTTCGCTGACCAGGCTGGTGTCCACGGCCGCGCGCACGCCACGGACTTCAGCAGCGGGCTGCTCCTGCTCCGCCCACTTGTCGATGATGCGCTGGCGCGCCACATCGATGCTGACGCCTTCGCGGATCAGCTCCTCAGCGAGAGAGCTGTCCAGGCGCGCGGCACGAACGGCTGACTGGATGTCAGACACGCGCTTGCGCTCTGCGGTGACAGCCTGCTGGCTGGCCTCAGTCGCGGCACGCTGCACGTCATTCTGGGTGATAGTGGCATCCGGGGCCTCAGTGGCCGCCGGGGTCTCGGTGGTGCGATCTTCGGTAGGCATAAGGGCCTCTCCTTGGGTTGAGGGCACTTCGGCCCGGGTTTTGATGATTGCCTGACTGCTTTTTGCCTCGGCGTTACGGGCAACTGCCGCATCGTCGAAGCCAATCGGAACGATGGAAACCTCCATGGGCTCCCAGTCGACGCCGCGGTACACCTCCAGCTCGCCGACCTTTTCGGTAATTTGGTACTCGTGCACCATGTAGCCGACGCTGACATGGCGCAGAATGCCGTCCGCGATGTCTCGCAGGATGGGCTCCACCTTCTCGCGCTGACTGAAGCGAACCTCCACCATGAGGTTTTCGCCCTCAATCCACGCCCGCTCCACCACACCCAGAACATCATCAACGTCCCAGTTGTCGTGGCTGTTCAGGAAGGGGGCACCGTTGTTCAGGCGCTCCAGTCGGATGGCGCTCTCGCTGACTTCCAGCTCCTCGAGGTAGTTCCCCCGCCAGCTACGGCGAAGGCCGCGCGCTCCGGTGGACGCGATAAACGTAACGGTCCGCTTTTCCTCATCGTATGAGGCCGGCACCGGTGCGGCTCGAACGTCGAGCATCGGTACCTCGCGGGTCTCAGTTTTGGCTGCTTGGGGCATCGCTGCTCTCCTGTGCTGCATTGGTGTTCGGGTTGCCCGACAGGGATACCCGCGTGGGGTCCCAGTCGAAGTACAGATCGCGCTTTTCCAGCTCTTTTGCCCACCTTTCCCAGGAGGCCAGCACCTGGTTCGGATCGCGGCCGCGCATCTTGACCATGTCGGGATAGCTCAGGGCGCCCAGGCGCATTTCCTCGCGCAGGGCCTTGATCTCCTCGCTGGGGTTCAGCAGGTCGCGGTGTGGCGAGATCCAGTGAACGCGGACGGGCTCTGCAATACCTGCGGAAACGCGAGCCGCATCCAGAAACCAGTTGAGCTCTGGCCGGCACAGGCGCGGGATGACAATGCGCGACCGCCAGCTGTCGATATTTCGATAGAACGCCAGCCACCCCATGCGCCCAGACAGAAAGCTGACGTTCCGAAGGTCTCCGGTCAGCGCCTCGTAGGGCATACCCATGCCGACCGCAATGGTCATCAACTGGGCCTTGTCGAAGTCCGACATGCCATCCACACCAGGCGGGCTGGCAAACGTGACATCCTTCCCAGGCGGAACTGACTCGATGCGGCCCGGCTCAACGTGGCTGGTTACCGGCGTGTTGTTGCTCGAAATTCCGCCGGTCGGCTCCGGTTCATGCAGAAATACCGCATAACAAGATGCGATCTTTTGGCGCAGCTGGTATGAATCCCGCGTATCGCCGAGATCACGCAAGGTGGTCATCACCGGCGCGAACCAGCTGACACCATCTACCTGCCCCGGGCGATCCATGCGGAAGGCATGGGATATTTCACCCGCCAACACGCGTATGCTGCCCGTGCGCGTGTTTATGCCCAGGAAACTGTCCCCCGGGTGCTGGGTGTAGATGTGGAACGCCACCAGCGCCCCGCGCTTGTCGAACTCCTTACCCTGAATCACCACGTTGCCGTTGTGGCGGCTCAGTGTGGTGTCGAGGAAGTCGGGCTCCAGCAGCTGCACCTGGTAAGGCAGCGGCATATTGCTGCGGGAATCGCGGCGACGGCGGCGCGACAGGACAGAGCCGCTTTCCACAATCGCCCGGAACCCGAGGCCCTGCCGGTCGTAGAAGTTCCCAACCTCATCAGCCCCAGAGCTTTCGCTCTCAACGTGTTCCTGCCAGAGCTCCTCGAGGATGCGAGATGTCTGGTCACGCTCTGCCTCGAAGTCAGGCCGGATTCCGGTGCCGATCACGTTGGTTTCGAGTACGTTCACCGCGTTGGCCGCGTGGCCGTTGTCCCGTACCAGCTGACGTGCGCCGCGGCGGAGCATGCCCGCACTTGTTGAAACCTCAGCGTTCGCACTGGACCCGGGGCGGTGCCATCCGTCATTGCGCCGGCCGGTGCCCGCCGCCTCGTACTTCCGCATGACGTCCAACGCCATTTTGTGCGAATGGTAGTTGCGCTGGGCCTGCACCCGACGGGAAGCGAACCCGGGCGCAATGGTCAGCAGCACGCGCTCGCCGAGCGTCATTGTTTTATCAGCCATGGAAACCCCGCGAGTGCGTCGGATACACCACGTTCACGCGGCGGGCGTTGATGCCCAGATCATCCTCGATGCGGCGGATGATCCGATCCATCTCCTCCAGAGACCGGTACCGGATTTTGCTGCCGTCGGGCAGGGTCGCCTCCGTCACACCACGGGCGTATGCCTGGCGGATGGCGGCGAGCTGTGTAGTGGTGAATGACATAATGGAGTCTCGAATTTTGGACATAAAAAAACCCGCCGAAGCGGGTTCTGGTTCTGCTAACTATTTCTAGGCTACAGACAAATACTCATCTGGGTTTAAGGCGACGTGCCACCAAGGGCCATTCGCCCATATCCTGATTTCGCCATACCGGGCTGCGGCGGGCCACTCAATATACCCAAGGCCACGCGATATGCGAAAGGCCTTGATTGCATATACCACGCCGCGTGGCTTGACGCTGTGAGAGTGCATCACCTGATCAATCGGGACGCCCTTCGCCAGATCCACCACTATAGCGGCGCATGCATTAGGGTCTGCCCTCAGCTCGCTCACCCTTCTTTCCTTGAACCAAAAGATCTCAGTCTTCATGAGAGTCTGCCCAGTCTAGAATATCCTGGATTGTTTTCCCCCCAATATTTGGTATTTCAGTTAAGCCTTTCTGTCCATGAAACTCCAGCACATCCTTCCTAGAAAAAAGCCCCTCCCCTTTCAGAGCGTTGGCAGCTCTCGCCGGAAGACCCTCTAGCGAGTCTTTGCGCTTTGCAAGAGATCGTCTAGATGCAAGCGGTATCTTCCTCCGCTCTACAGCTCGTGCTATTTGCCGCCTGTAGCGAATAATCCAAGCGCTAATCGTCTGCTTTGATACATCAAAATGCGAGGCAATCTCTGCAATGGTCATTCCTGCCCTTTGCATGCCATACGCAGCTTTTTCTTTTTGACGCTTCTGGCCGTGCATGCTTTGCGGCTTCTTTTCTCTCCGGCGAAACTCAATACATTGGATGGCTATCTGTTTGGTTTTGTGCTTGTGACCCTTTATTGGTCCCAACCCGCAATCCCAATACTCAACCTGATAGCTGGATTTCTTCGGGAAGTCACTCATCTGAGCCACCCCCAAGCACAAGGCCGTTCCGCAATCCAAGCGGCAGCCACTTGCGCACCACCTCGATTTCCTCCGCCATCAGCGTCGATGAAAGCGGTTCGCCGTTGGGCAATCTGTCGCTTTTCATGGCCGCTGCAATATCGCCAGCTGCCCCCGCGCCAGCCGCTAGCATCAGCTTTGCAATGTGGCGCCTGAGTCCCCATAGCGGATTTGCCGGGTCTCTCTCGATATCAATGGCGGTGCGCGGCCAGCCTGGTGAGGCGTAAAATTTATACCAACTCTCATCCCGGCTCACCGTGGACCCGGAAACACCTAGCCTTTCTGCTATTTGCTGGTTTGTGAGTCCATGCTCTTTAGCGCAGAAAACCATGGCTCTGCGCAATCTGAGTTTGTCGTCTGGCTTTTCTAGAACAACCATAACGCCTCCTGTAGCGTCTCCTGTTAGAAAGTGCGGCAGGCTGGTCAGGAAAACCAGCTTTTCGGTGGCGAACCTAGCCGCACTGATATTGTAGTCTCAAACCCTCACTTATTCCAAAAATCACTTTTCCGAAACTGAACCCCGTTGCGGGCCTCCGTGTTCGGGTTTTCCTGCTTGGCGCGGACAATGCCCAGGCTCTCGCGGATCGCAACCCAGTCGTGGTCAGTCCAGCGGTCTATGCCCTTCACCGCCGCGGCAGCGCGGGCGTATACCCTGCAATCCAGCGGCTCGTTGCGTTCGTAGATCTTCTCCCACGCCCAGACCGTGTACCCGGCGCGGTTTTTCTTCCGCGCCATCTGCTCCGAGCACAGACCCTTGAAGTAATCCTCGCCATACTCCGGGAACTCACACCACCCGGCCGGCAGCTCCTCGCCACTTTCATCAGTGGGGCGCTGCAATTTCAGCCAGCTGTAGAGCTCGGTTTTCAGCAGGTTGATACCAACACCCCAGAGCATCACCCCGCGGCGCAGCTTCCTGCCGTTCTGCGACACGTCAACCGGCTTGGGTATGCCGACGATGGTGGTCAGGTTCGGCTCGCCCTTGATTGGTATCACCTGCGGCTGCTGGAACTCCCGGCAGAATGTGTACACCGTCTGGGTCTGGTCGCCAGAGTCAACCGCGGTGCAGGCCACCGGCAAGTGCACACCCGAAGCGTGTTCCCAGGTCTCGCTGCGGATGATCTGCCGCAACTGCTCCCAAGGCCCGGATGGCCCAAGGTCTGACGTGTCACCACTAAACACCCGATAATCAATGCTCTGCGTGCGCCGGCCTGGACCCCAACCGACGATCTCCAGCTCCAGCCGGCCGGGAGATCGCTGAACGTCCACACCCATGGTGACCAGTGCCACCCAGTCCTCGAGCTTGTTGGGCTTCATCATGGTGCCGCGGGTGCGGTCGTATAGCCGCTCCCACTCTGGCGCGTCGCCCTTCTCCTTCCAGGTCTCGCCGCGCGTCTGGTTCACCCAGGTCTTCAACTGGCTGGGGTCTTTCTTCCTGGCAAGGAAGTCACGCATGATCTTGGCCCAGTCCGTCATCGGGCTGTAAGCCGACCAGACATGCAGCGCAACGTGCCTTGGCGTTTCCACCGGCTCGCCATCGATGTCGGTGAAGGTCAGGCCGTCCTGCGTCGTGATCCCTGTCTTTGGGTCACGATAGAAACAGTCGAGCTGCGCCTCCTGGCTCTGCTGGTAGCTGAAGAACGCCCCGCATGACTCACAGGCATATTCAGTGCTCTGCGGGTTGCCCGGCTCCAGCATCCGCATGTGATCAAACACCAGGTGCTGCGGGTGATTGCAGTGCGGGCACGGTATGTGGCACCGCAGCAAACACTCGGCAGATGCAGACCGACTGCCGATCAGCGACCGGTGATCCTCGGTCGGCGTCGAGCCGCAGATCAGCTTCTTGAAATAGCTCCCTTCGTTGCGCTTGCCGGCCAGGTGATCCGGCCGGCCCTCGCCCTCGATGTCCTCATCGAACCCGTCCAGTTCGTCCATGTAGACCGTATCGGCGGACTTCTCGCGGTAGTTCTTCGCACTGGTGCCACCCATCACCCAGAGCTTGCGCCGGTTGTCGAAGGTCTTGCTGTCCAGTGTGTTGTTCGGGTGTTTCTTGCCGAACCAGCTGGCCAGACCCCGGACTGCCGGCACATCCCGAATCATCGGCTGGACGTGCTCCTTCATGAAGGAGCTGGCAGCGGCGTCGGTCGGCTGATAGATGATCTGGTTTCGCTTCTTGTGCTCAACCTGGTAGGCCACACTGGCCATGATCATCTTCGAGTAGCCCACCCGGGCCGACTTGATGAAGTCGAACTCCTCCACCTGCTCATTGCCCATCAGGTTCAAGGGAACCCGCTGGAACGGCAGTGTGCGCCAGGGCCCCTCCGCGTAGGATGACTCCGCCGACATATAGAAGTTGGCGTCTGCCCAGTCAGACAGCGCCACCGGCGCCGGACGTCGCATGACATCGAGCGCGATCCTGATCGATGTGGCGGCGTTACTGATCTGTTTCGGCGAGAAACTCGTCATACCGCGCTGCCACCCATTCCTCGTCTCCCAGGGAGGCGATGGCATCCGATGCTGCGGCAGTCACACCGCGCACCTTATCCACCTGCTGCGGCTTCAGCGCCAGCTTCCGCACCAGCTCGCTGGGCATACCATCCATGACGCTTGCGATGCTATTCGCCGCGCGAGCCAGTACGAACGTGAAAAACCCAAAGGGTGCGATCTCGTGCCGCATCATCTGGTTCTTCATCTCCTGGTGTTCTGCCTGCGCCTCGGTCAGCCTGGCGCGCTGCTGATCCAGTCTCACCTTGATGAGGAATGGGTCCGTGACCTCGCCTTTATCCCCATCAGAAACTTCGATTCGCTCCCGGCCATCCTTTAGGCCTCGCTCGTAAGCCTGTTTTTCCTTGTGCGCAATAACATCGGCGATCTTGTAGTAGTTCTTCCTGCCGACCATTGCTGCCGGCTCCAGACCCCAGCGCAGAAAGTTGCGGACACTGGTTCCGCACGCAGCTGCCGCGCCGCCAGTGGAAACCCAGTCGTCCTTTACTTTTCCCTGGGCCGCCATATCAAATCAGGTACAGCCTGGCTGCTCCCTTCCTAACATTGTCTTCGGCCCACATCGGGCGAAGGTTGGTTAGTGCCCACGCGGCCTTGAAGCCGTCATCTTCCGGGCTCTCGTACTCGAATGTTGACTTCGGAACGATGTGGTCAATATGCCACTCGGGCATATTCCTCCAGGACATCCCGGGCAGAAACTGCCTCTCGAGATGATCCTTCAATTCCTGGACATCGAACGGAGCAAGGTCCGCCCAGCTGCGCCCACGCTTGCCCCCCTTGAGCATAGATCGAATTTGCTCGCTCACTCTTTTTTCAAGGTTGAAGCGAGGCTCCTTGCGCAGGTCTTTCAGCCTGGCGTTTCTCAGCTCCGCCCTTCTAGCCTTCACATCTGGGCGCTGGTTGTATTGCCTCTGGCTCTCTAGACACCTGTTCGTTTTGATCCGCGCGCCCCTGGCCTTGCGTCGCACTATTGAATGATCGTCCTTACACCTGTCGCTGCAGTAAAGTTTGTTGACGCTAGACGGCACATAAATCGAACCGCAATGCCTGCAGTCTTTTGGAGATGAAAGCCGCAACCGCTGAGACTCATCTCGCCTTTGCTTGTAGGCGGCTTTGCGACATTCGACTCCACAGTAAATATTCCGGCCGGTTACAACCACCTCCGCGCTGCAAACAGGGCAAGCTTTCACTTTTGGCATGGTTGCGCTCGATCTATGACCATGACATGCTTTGCCGGCAAACTTTCATAAGAACTGAAATCTCGGGCAGCCCGCCACCCGTATCCCACAGATTCAAAA